ACTTCTTGAGCGAAATGTTGGTGCATAGGAGCCCAGATCATCCCCATCTCAAAAAGTGGTGATACTGAATTTACTCTAGCATGTTTATCATTTCCTCGGCTCGGCGTAAAGTTAATTACTGGTATTCCCATATCTCTTAATTCAGCCGTCAGAGGTATCCCTGATGCCTTGGCCTCGACTATCACCATATCTGGCCGCCAAAATAAATACTCTTCGTGGGCAACTTTTTTTAATTCTGGGAACTCATATCTATCTTTAAAAGCGTTAAGTAGTATTATCTGAGGGTTTTCATCCTCTGTTTTAAACACTCCCCAAGTGGTTATAGCACTATAGTCGGCAGATTCTTTTTTAAGAAAAGCTGTATCATAGCTTTGAATTATAAATTCACATTTAGGTGGATCTTTACCCTCCCAGTCTTGCCACCAGTCACGTTTAATTATAGCTCCTTCTTCAGCTGTTGGTGATTGCATATACTGAGCATTCCAGTTGTTTACCGGAATAGATGCTTTTGTTTTCTCAAGTTCGTCCTTGGTCCAGTATTCTGGCCACACGGGCTTTCCATTAGGGAGCAGGGCCGGAAGTTCTACAACTTCCCATTCATCAGAGTTCTCTTCTCCCTGAGCCTTGATCAGTTGTCCAGTTAGATCCTTGGTACTCCAACGTGTCATAACTACAACGATACGACCGCCTGGTTGTAAACGCTGACGTGGACCTGATGTATACCAGTTCCATGCTTTATCGAATGACTTACTGTCTTTTTTAATATCTTGTTCTTTGTGTGGATCGTCAATGATTAATAGATCAGCACCACGACCTGTTATCGCTCCACCGACACCGGCAGCGAAGTATTCACCACCTTGTTCCGTTTTCCATTTACCAGCGGCCTGTGAGTCCTCCATCAGTCTCGTGTCGAATAGTTCTTTGTAGTTTGGTTGATCGACAAGATTCTTAGTCTTACGTCCGAAGTCTACAGCAAGGTCAGCCGTGTGTGTTGCTTGAATGATCTTTAACCGGGGATCAAGGCCAACCATCCATGCCGGGAGTAAGTATGAGGCAAACTCCGACTTTGTATGTCTTGGCGGCATGTTAATGATTAGTCGTTTAATTTTCCCCTGTGCGAGGTCATTAAATTTTTTATTAATTTTTTTATGATGAGAACCTTCAATAAACTCTGGCCAAACGTATTTAACAAAACTTAAAAAGTCTTTTTTAATTACTGGTCTGGCATTGTCTAGTGCTACGCTCTTTTCTAGTTCCAAAAGTCTTGCTTTCTCTTCTGGAGTCAATCCTGAAAAATTTTCCATAAAATTTTTTATAATAAATTTTTTATAACCCAATTTTGAAAGTTAGTCTATAAGAGTCTAAATCTTACATATATGTGTACATCTGGGACCCCTTTGTGTGCTTTGGGTGGGCCCGCCCAGAATTTTCAAGCAAAAAATCAAGATGTAGTGGTACCTCTATCGGAAACACATATGCATTTACTACATGGCTTGAGGTATGCAGTTTTTACATGGGATAGTGTAGGATTTGTAGATCATACCTAACCTACAAATCCTACTGCGAGATAAATCAGAAAGGCATTTCTGATTGTTCTTTTTCTACTACCTCATCAGTTAAAACTAAAGGCAACATACCTTTGTCAACTTCTTGTAAGTAGTGAGAATATCTTTCTCGATCCTCGTTCAATGTATCAAGTGCCAACATAATTTTCATAGCAACTTCTAACTCATACATCTTACCTTTATGGATTGAATATTTTGGAGTTCTCAAAAATATTTCTTTTTCAATAATAAAATATTTTTTATCTGTCATAACTTTATACTCCAACTATCTGACGCAGTTCTATATCCGTCTGCGTCTATATCAAAATAAGTCATTAACATTCTGCCTGACTTACTTATCCAATATCTGCATTTATCTGTCCATAAAGCATTTCTTGTGATTGTTTTCTTATCACTAGCACTATAATAAGTGATAATGAAAGGTTTATTATTTATCATTTATTTCTCGCTTTCTATAACCTTTTTGGTTATGGGATATATATAATATATCCCATATCCGATTTCAACAAATTAATTTAGGTTATCCGAATTATTTTGTTGTTGTTGCATATATGCAACTCTTTCTGCTATCTTCTGCTCTCTAGTTTTTTCAGTGTTTTTCATTCCCTTAATTCTTTCTGCAAGATTTTTAGGATTGTAAATCACCAAGCCACTAGAGTTTGTTCTGATTATTTCGTGGTCTTTAACATCTAAACCAAGTTCATTAGCTAGTTCAACACCCTCATCTAGCCATTTATAACCTTTTAATCCTAACTTGATTTCTTTCATCTGTTTCAAGATACTTTCTATCCATTTCTCATGAGCAATAACAAATTGTCCTTTTTGTTGTTTCCAAGTTATTAAAAACTTATATTCATCTTCACTACAAGCAATCGACCTATCTCTACAATAATCTCTACCAATTAAATCGAGTTGATATTTTTCATTCCATTCTCGACCATACTTGGTTTCATTATCTCGACCACCACTTAATCCAAGATATTTTTCATTGTTCTCAACAAACTTTCTTTTGTGTGGATTGTCGTCTTTATCTTTTTGTTCGATTAAGATGTCTGCATTACAATCTTCTTGTGCATTTATCTCATCTCTAAACAAAGCAAAACTATAAGACAAATCTTTATTAGAAGAATAATTGCTATCAGTATCAATGTCGCCATTTAATCTGAAATCAAAATGACTTTCTATTGGTACATTTTCTTCAATAGTTTTTTCCCCATTGTAGTTTGTTTTTTCTTTTGTTCCAAGATAATGAAAATGAAAGCAACTATCTTTTGCAATAGTAGAAACATTTTCAAACTTATTTTGTAAGTAATAAGCTTTCTCAACATCTTCATCAGTATAATGTCGTCTTACTATTTTTTCTGCCACACTCCAAGCCATGTCATTAATATCAACTTGTTGTGCTTTCAAGTCATCATACTTTCTTTTTTCTTGAGTATCTTCTTGTTGCAAGTGAATTTTTATTCTATTTGCAATTTTATTTCGATACTCGTTGTTTAGTCTTATTCTAGCCATGTGTCCTCTTTCTTTGTTAATGGTTAATTTAAAATAAATATTTATTTCATCTTGACTTTATTGTCAAGGATATTATGTTAATAAATGTTAATTTATAAAAACTTTAACCAATATGAAAGTATAGGGTTGAAAGGTAGTTCTAGTGCAGAATATTCAACCCTATCAGAAAGGACAGAAAATGGCATTAAAATACTGCCAAAATCATAAGTGCCATACTTATGACACAAAGGACAGAAAACGAGGTTCTAAAGGAAACCGAGTTAATCAAACTAGAAGAAGATCAGATTTCTACTATGGTGGCGGGAATTTTTGCTCAATGAATTGTTATAATGATTGGGCAGACCACTTCATGGAGAGAGCAATAGACCAAATAAGTGGTCGAATTGTAGAACCAATAACCCTAACAGAAGAAAATGCGTGGAATAAAAGGAGAAGTTATAGGTATGATAATGGAAATTATACTCCAACTTATTGGTGGTATAATATGGTTAGTGGTAGAGATATTGAAATTACAAAAGAGGAATTTCAAAATCAAACTGAACCACAATTATAGTTTCATCTGTCCTTGATGAACAACCCTAGATTGTTTTTTTACCTTACAATCTAGGGTTGAAAATTTTTTGTTTTTTTTTGGGTGGGCCCGCCCATAGTTTACAAGCTGCAAGCTAGGGTGGGCCCGCCCATAATCTACAAGCTACAAGCTGTCAAGAAAATTATTTTTATTTTTTATTTGATTTAATTTTTATATAAGATATTCTGGGATATTAACAAAGGAGTAAAAATGGGACTAGATCAATACGCTGGACTTCGAGATAGTAAAGGCGAAGTTCACGAAAAGTTTTATTGGCGCAAACATGCAAGACTTCAAGTCTTCATGTCCAAGCAGTTCAATAAACAAAAAAAGGATCAGGAACATAACACACATGACGACCTGCAACATCTGGGTTTCAATGGTGGTCAAGGTGGAGTTACAATTACTGAAGCTCTCATCAAGGATCTGGAAGAAGCGATCAAAAATGATTATTGGGATCACTTCGCCAATGATGGTTTTTTCTGGGGACAACAGTTTCAGGAAGAGCAAGTCAAAGAATACAAAGCACAGGATCAGGAATTCCTGAAATGGTGCAAGGAACAAGTCAAAGCTGGTAGATCTATCGGCTACGACTGTTCTTGGTAAAAAATTTCAGGGCGCGCGTCAGACCCGCGCCCTGAATATTTGGGCGTGATTGGTGAGGGTATAAACCTCTATAACTCAGGTCGCGAGCACAGGGCTGTGCTGGTTCTGGGATGCCTACCGCGAGGGCGATTTTCGGACAGGACTCGCCTGTGTACCAGCGCCCAAGCACATCCAGTCTTCAAGCAGGGGATACTCTGTTAGGCCTGTTGCCCGGGCTATTAAAATAAAGCACGCCGGCCTCAATCTTGAAGACTGGGCCACAAGCTTCAAGCGGGTGGGCCCGCCCGTATTATTTTTTTATGGGTGGGCCCACCCTGAATAATTTAAAATTTTTTAGTTGACAGCTAGCCTGGGATATTGTAGGATTCATTCAGGAAGGACAAAGATATGAAAACAAAAACAGAAGAGAAAAAATATGAGCGTAAGAACAGGTTCAACGGTGAGTCTGTTATGCTTACAGCAGAAGAAGTAAAAAAGCATGATGAGATATTTATGCACGAGATGATGGCCACATTAGAGGACCGGACTCTCGGGACAGGGGCCAGCAAGCACTGGCAGGAGATGCGAAAGCTCCTGGACTGGTTCATGAAGAATAATGCCAAAGCTTATATGGTATTATTGGATTAAAGAATTTCAGGGCCTAAGGCACATGCAACCGGGCCCTGAATACAACCGGGGAACTCTGGGAGCCCTGCAGGCATTAAACCAAATATTGCTTGAGTCTCCGGTTGGCGCTAAAGCCACAAGCCACAAGCTTGACAGGTTACAAGCCAGATAGTATAAGATTTTATAGGAGAATATTATGTTAAAAAAAGAAGCAAGACAAATAACAGGCGGCCTGTCGAAGCCGTCGAAGATGCCTGGACCGGCGCACAACCTGCCCGCTCAGGCCTGTAAGACTGGCGCCAAGCTGGTCCAGATCCCTGGCAGCGTCTGCGCTGGCTGTTATGCACTGAAGGGCCGTTACAGGTTCCGCAATGTCCAGGAAGCGCTACAGCGTAGGTTACAAGCTTTGGAAGATCCGCGATGGGTAGACGCCATGGTAACACTGATCACAGGTGAGGCCTGGTTCCGATGGCATGACTCAGGAGACATCCAGAGTATGAAGCATTTAGAAAATATATTTCTAGTGTGCAAGCGTACAAGCGGGACTAGACACTGGATGCCAACACGTGAAGCTCAATTTTTAAAACAGCTGGACCCTGCCACAATACCAACAAATTTAATTATTAGAATGTCTTCACACATGATTGACCAGGGACCAGTTAAGTTCTGGCCATGGACGTCGACTGTATCCAGCCAGGACAGCGAGCGCACGTGCCCGGCCCCAGAACAGGGGAACAGCTGCCAGGATTGCAGGGCATGCTGGGACAGGTCCACACCTAACGTGTGTTATGGTAAACATTAATGGAATTTAGACACCCGAGATATTACGCCGAACTCAGGAAGCTGAGGCGCAAGCTTACAAGCTCTCAAGCTTCAAGCGACAAGCATCCCAACCAGCGCACAAGGGTTCAAGCTTCAAGCCAGAGTCAACAAGCTCCAGGATCCGATGACCAGGGTACAAGCGCACAAGCCCACGGTCCAGGGTGCAAGCAACAAGGATAAAGGTATTTTTAGGATGCTTTACGTGAAAGGCTATCTGGTGAGGTGAAAAGCGTATTTTATTACCTTTTGTTACCTTCAATTCCATTGTAAAAAAGTGCTCACTAACAGCATAGCCCAGTAAATCGGGAGTGCCGAGTAAACTACGATTTTCCAATCTATTCCACGAAATTTTTGTAATTTTTCTTTTAAGTTCATTATATAATTTAGCTTCGGGTTTCAGGTGGGTAACCTCAGAGCTAAACTATTCTAATGACTTTGCCCATCTTAGACTTTTCTTTCTCACAAAGGAAAACTAACCTATGGGTTTCTTTACTACCAATAATTTTATTTTCAAGTAATTTCGCACCGGTGATGTCATAAAATTCTCCATTAGGCAATAGCACTTGACATCTTGAGTCTTGTACTACAGGAGATTTAAAAAATTTCTCTAGTGCTTTCTGTAACGTTCTACCTAATACCATAAGTGGGTTGATATATATCCCATATACCTATATATTGCAAGTATGAGTCAAGAAATTGTCGAAAAGAAGGCGCAGCCATTAACAGAACTGACAGAAATGCAGAGAAGATTCTGTGAGTATCTTATCTTTAACGAAGGTAGAACCACCCACCAAGACGCTGCTTTGTATGCTGGATATAGCCCAAAGAGAGCAGCCGTAGAGGCATCTGAGTTATTGAGAAACCCAAAGATTCAAAACTATATAGCCAGAAGATCGGCTGATGTTAACAGATCATTTGCTGTAACTAAACACAACTATGTAAGAAGACAGCAGGTGTTATCTCAAAAATTAGTTGAAGATGGCAAGATAGATAAGGCGTTAGGATTTGAAACTCTTATTGGTAAAGCTACAGGACAATTCAGTGAAACTAACTACAATGTAAATATTAGTGCAACTGATCTAAAAGAACGTGAAGCTGAAATAAAAAGATTAAAAGAATTAAACGAAAAAAGAATTACAGATACCAAACTTCTTAAAGACTAACCTTCTCCATTTTAAGAATACACCCTCTTGGAAACACATTACGATCTGAAAACAACTCATCATTAACTTCATAACTTGCAAATGTCCGTACGTTTTTATTATCTTTGTTTAATAAATATGCATGAGTAACCATAGTAGATGGCATAAAACCAGACGCCGTATGTAAATCTGCATGACCGGAATCTCCAGTTATATCTAACCAAGTTATTTTATAAAAATAATATCTTTTCTTTTTAATGATAACATATTTGTATTTGGATTTCTTAGGACGTCTCATGGAATCTGTATACCCCTTTTTGTATAAGTAATAAATAAATATAAAAAATCATGCGCGCGACCCCCTATTTCGTTGGTATTACTAGCTTTTTTAACAATTGTACCAATTGTACCTCATTGTACCAAGCACCTTTGGTACAAATTTGAGCATATAAACGTTGGTATACAACACTTTTTTTAATTGTACCAATTGTACCAGGGTTTAAAAAAAATAAAAAAATTTTTTTTATTTTTATACAGAAAAGTGTATACAATGGGTACATGAGTAAATTAGCCAATGATTTCCTATACTTTTTAATCATTTTTTGTATCCTGACCGTTTTTATTCTTGGTACAATTTGCATAATATTGGTCGATCTTTTTAAGGAAGGTATGCATATGACCCTGAAATTCTTTGTCAGACACCTCAAACTTCTGAAAGAAGCCATCTTTTGAACACATTAGAATCACACCTTGTTGTATGGCTGTACCATACACATGATTGTGGGCCATAGCGTAGGCTGCTAACTGTGTAAAGTAATCATCAATCCATTCACGTTGTTTAGGCTTGTTTGTCTGTTTAAAGTCTATTATACTTTCGCGCCCATTATAAATTCCTACAACATCGGTAGCTCCTGCATACAACCCAGGATAGTATAGTGTAACTTCTGTACCCCACACCTCTTCCAGGTCCCCGAGCCCCGATCGGATAACCACATCAGCCATTCTCCCTGCCTCCTGGCCCAAGGCGGTAAGGTCAAGGTGTCTCTCGTCCTTTATATAGCCCTCTAAATAGGTATGCATAGACGTACCACGCATCGCAGATATATCCCTAACTCTATCTGCCCGTTGTGCTCCCATCCTAGCACGCCATGCTTCTAAACTTTTACGCTTTTCTTCTGACTGAGTCGCTGACAAAATAGTAGTAACGCTAGGTAGTTTTTCGTGTACCCCTACATTATAGTGTCGTTTACCATCAATCAACGCACGTGTTGATGTAGGATATATAAATTTTTTATTCCACTTCATTAGTTATTATCCATCTTAACGTAGAAGTCGCTGGATCAAAACTATCTAATTTAGCACTACAGCTTGTTAGCCATAATATAAACAGTGCATAAATTGTTATGTATAATATATTTTTCATTCTAAACTCATCGCTTGTTTATATTTCTCAAGATCAACTACCTTACCATTAATCATCTTTTCATTATCTGCATAATGTTCTAGTATCTGTTGTATCTTAGGTAATTTAGTATGGGCGTAGGGCCAAATTAAACAACACACGTAATACGCGTCTCTAAATGTACATCGCCATTTGTACTGCATTAAATATTTAGTGCCATCTTTACGTAAACCTTTTCTAGGTTTTTTAACAACAGTTCCAACACCTAATACTTCATGGGTCCAACGTATCACAGACTCATCAGTCATGGTTATCTCCATACTTATACGTTGTGACATAGAGGTTCTATAACCTTTGCCATTATGTTTCTTTTTCTTTTCGATTCGTCTAGCAAAATAAATGCTACCTTCACCATCAAAAAGACCAGCTATATAAGCTATGTCGCTTTGGCTAATCATATAATTAAACCAACGATTAAACCAACTACAAAACCTGCTGCAGTTAAAACTACCTCAGATCTATATAACAAACTCCATCTTGATAGATCCTCTCTCCATCTTTTAGTTATATAGATATCTTTATTGAATAGAGTTATTCTCATCTTCTATCTCCTCTTCTATTTCACCCTGGTTGTTGCAAAAATTACAATCAGCCCATTGTTCTTCTCTGACCTGTTCGTACGGGACTCGGATAAAACCGTTTCCATTACAAACAGAACAGATTACTTTACGCTTTTTTAAGTCTGCCATTTAACTTCTTCTCTTTCTCATTTACTAATAATGTTATTGTTTGAGATCTACTAATTGTCATCTCAGGTACAATAACTCTTCTTATCTTATCAATTTTATTATAAGTGTCTTTTGGCAGTGATACGTTTTTGTATTTGCTAATATCAGTCATATACTGTTATACTCCTTTCTTAGATTTAACTAATATAGGATTTATCTCATAATATACAATAGGTGTCAAATGAAATTTTTATTGACTTTAATTATCTGCTCACAAATACACACAACGTGTATGCCATCCTATCAATGGCCAGAACAATTTAATTCATCCTATGATTGTATGATATTTGGTTATGAAGAATCTTTAAATAAAATGAAGGAAATAGGTGAAGAAGAAGTCAATAAACACAATATTTATATTAGATTCACTTGTACTCCACAAGAAACTATTTAATCATATACGGAGCCTGCATCCTCACGTTAAGGAACTCTGCAGACTCACGTCCGGTTTTGGTCGCTACCCTTGCGGGTTATAGCTAACGTGAGGGACTTAGCGCGAAGCATTTGTATCGACGCCTACTCACCGGTCATCAAATTCTATCTACACATACAACCAATCATAGCACCACTGCCATCGTTCATGATGTGTAAGTTCAAAGTATCTACATACCCTGTTAATTTTAATCTCAATATATCACAAAGATCAAAGCAACTTAGTCGAACTTGATCTAGTAATGTTATTCCTTCCATTATTTCTTTGGTTACTGGAAGAAGTTGATATAGGCCGTCGTTCAGTATTATCAGATCCATGTTTTTTTGTGCCCCAATCTACAATTCTTTTCAAACCAGGTGCAGACATCTGCATGTCTACGCCGTATGGTTTCCATGCTTTTTTAATTAAATCTAATTCTAATAAAAGAATAGACCATTGTTTTTGTGTAATGCCTTTTGGTTTAATTGTTATTATTTTTTCTTTCATATGGATAATATAATATCCTAGAAAATAATGTCAACCCTTATTTTCCCTGGCCCCGGTATTTTTTATACGAACGCCGGCGGGATTTATTCATTTTTGCTTTACTGGGATTTCTACCTATACTTGTTTTGTGAAAAATAGGTTCGTGTGGTATTTTTGCGTATAAACTTTTAGACTTCTTCGCCATTAAAATACCCGTCAACTTCAGATTGTAAGGTTTGTTTATGTAGACTAGGTATGTATTTTATGCTGCCATTTACATGTTGTTGTAAATCAGCGCCACAACTAATACATCTATAAAAAGATCTGGTTACACCTACCAACATTGTGTACTCATCACAAGTGGGACAAATACCATTAACTATCTCTGTGTGAATTTTTATATTTTTTCCTGTCATATATCCTTTTATTCTTTATCACTTTTTGTTTGAAATGTCTTAATTGTTTTGCCACAGGATTTCTGCGTTTATTAGCTTTTTTCATTACTCCAATATTAAAGAAGTAATCTTCTTTTCGCCCATGTAGATTTCTATGTTTGCCTTAGATTTTATGCATTTGTAGACAACCCTATCTTTAGTGCTTTTGTCCTTCATAGCATAACGTTTTCCTTTAAGACAGTTTTGTAAATTATCATAGTAACGGTGTTCTATAATTTTATGGTCTTGCACGAGTAAAAGAGCGAATACTATTTCTATCATTGATGTCCACTCCCGTTTCTAATTAATTTTTCTACATCTTCTGTAAGTTTTTTTGTTCTATCTTTTAAAAATTCTATGTTAACTGCATTGTTTCTCATACTCTTTACTTCTTTATCTACCTCATCTAAAACACCTGCTAAGTGCTCCACCAACATGAAAAGTTCAGCCTCCCCACTTGACTGACCAAGTTCTCCACGCGGATATTTAATTCTAAATTCTGAGTTTTGTTCTAAATCTTTTGTCATTAACTCTATCTTTGTACTGTGTTGATTGAGCTTTTCGTGAATACCGAAGTAAGCCCAGGTGCCGACTGCGATCATTGCGATCAGGCTGGCAACCGTTTTCATAGGCATTTGCACGGCAGCCGATTCAGATATTGTTAAAGGTTTTTTACTCATTTGTTTTTGGTTTTGGTAATGGTATTATCATATTTTCGTCGTTAGTTAAATACTTAGGTATAATAAGTTTCTTTTTACTGGGTTTTATAAACTTATCGCCCATTAAATTAACGTCTGGATTCTCTTTTTTATACTCATCTTTCATGTCATCCCAAAGACTTTTTGTGTTATCGGGCCTAGTGTTATCTCTTGCAGGAGTAACGCCTCTACATTTAGATACAAGTAAAGCAAAGTTTTCATTTAAAGCTAGACTAGGATTGCTGTTAACTCTGCCACACATTTTCATTAATTCTAATTGTTGTTTGATTGCTACATTTTCTTTTGAAGTTTTACAATCTGTGCCTAAATATTTTCTGTAAGTAAATCTTATACCTTGTTGTTCGTTTGTGCTACTATCACTATAATTATAATCAGTGTCCCTTCTTTCTGTGCTTATTTCCATTTCACCACATCTTACACCATACTCGTTAAGGTATTCATTTCTAGGATATGCAGGCTGCATAAAACATAACAACACAAATAAAATAATTAATGCACCGGTAAAATAATAATTCATCCTGGCTATCTCCATAGTTCATTACCTATTTAAATCCTTAATATCATAGTCGTGCTCTCTAACTTGATCTGCTAATTGTCTGTATAGATTTTCTGCCATCTGCCACGTAGATTCTGCAGAAGTTAATCTTGTGTTTTGATCTGTAATTTTATCTTCTGCAACTTTTAAATCTCGTTTAAGATCTACTATTTCTTGTTGATTTGAATTGATTGTATCTGTTAGATTTACAATATACCTAACGCCTGTAAATGTTCCGACTAACACTGAAGCTACAACAGGCACCATAACTATGTTTTTCTTTAATAAATCTGCTAAATTCATTTTTGCCAACTAAAAAGCCAACTAACAAATTTTTTCCATAATTTTTTAATCATCTTTTTTCTTCTCCTCAATTTCATAGAAGAATTTGTCAGTATCCTCTGTTCTCCAGGCTCTACTGTCTTCTACATTCCATTCAGTTGTTTGCACTTTCCAATCAGGAATATTATCTTTTACAGTAAAAGAAGGTATGTCCCATATACATCTATTGTTTGGCTGTGCTGCATAATTACCGTCGTCTAATGCAATTATGTGAGCGCACTTGTGTTCGTGCGGTATCTCTGAATGATCAGTGTCAAGTATATTACTCTCTGGATGTGCAAAGTCAACGGTAAATAGATATTTACCGGGATGCCACTTCTTATCTTTACCTATGTATTTGCCTGCCTGTCCGTCTAGAATATCAAAACTAGTAACACTAGGGTAGTAAGAAAAACAATTCCACAATTCCAATTCATCAAGTCTCCTGGTCGGAACATCTTTCGGTTGAAAACCACGTTGAATAAAAGCCGATATGGGGAGACGATAAAAGACAGCACCGTTTTCCATGATGGCATGGAAAAGGACTGGCCTTCCTGTGATTGAGGCAATGCCGAAGATAATACAGTCTTCAACTTCGCCATGATGTTTTTGTAAGTCATATAAATATTCCCTCCTGACTTGAGCATAAGTCACTGGTATGTTTGCATTTAAATAAGCCATAATATTTACCCATGTATTTCACCCCAGTTGTCCCCATGTTCATAGTCAACTTTATTTGGAACCTCTAGTGTAACAGCATTTTCCATCACATCAATAATTTTTTTTGCATGTGATTCATTTTTTACAGATATATCCAGTTCATCATGTATTTGTATATGTGGTATGATACCTTCTTTGTATAGTTCCAACATTGCTTTCTTAGTCATGTCAGCGGCTGATCCTTGTATTAATTTATTTAGAGCTTTGTATGTGTAAGCTCTCTTGATCCCTGGTCCATGTTCCCTGAGTGCATCTTCGTGTGTCATAGCTTTATGCATACCAAAACTGTTAGGCTCCCACAGGTGAAATCTGCACAATCTACCTAGAAGTGTTCGTATCTGACCACGATCCTGTGCTCTGTTAGAAGCTTTGTCCATAAGTTGTTTTACAAATGGTACACGTGAGTGGTACGTATTAAATAATTCAGCTGCTTTGTCTTTAGTTACACCTAATTCTGCCTGCAGTTTAGCTTTACCCATACCATAAAACAGTCCAAGGTTAATTGTCTTCGCTTGTGATCTAGGTATGTCTGCCATATCTGCAACGGTCTGGTGAAAATCCGCGTTAGAGTCTGTACTATAAGAATTTATAACATCATAAACAGAAGGTAATTTGTACAAAGAAGCATAATGCACTACCAACCTAGGCTCTTGCTGAGAATAGTCAAAACAACCCCATGTATGGCCTTCCTCTGGTATAAATAATGACCTTATCTTAGGTCCAAGATCTTTGTTTCTAGCTGGTATCTGCTGTAGATTTGGATTCTGGTAGGAGAACCTACCAGTTACCGTGCCACCCCCAGCATTACGTAATTGATTTATTTCTGCGTGTATCCTGCCGTTATGTTCATAACGTAAGATAGAATCTAAAAATGTTGTGTGTGCTTTATTAATTTCTCTTGCCTTAGCAATCATATTTACAACAGGATGTTTATGTTCCTGTAAAAAATTTTTAGTAAATGATGGTGCCTGTGTTTTATCTGTACGTGGATATTCTAGTCTTAACATATCAAAAACATTTGCAATAGATCTTGCAGCCCAGATTTGTGTATCGATATTTGTTTCACCTTTTATTTTATGTAGTAATTCTTTTTCTTGTGTAATTAATTCTTTTTTCATTTTGTGTGCACGTTCTATATCTACACGAACACCTTTAAATCTCATGTCAACAAGACATGGAAATAAATCAGACTCAAGATCAAATACATCCTCTAGGTCCTGATTAATAATTTCTTTTTTCATCTCTTGCCAAAGTCCTAATGTAACTTCAGCATCTCGTTCTGCATACGCACCAACATGCATCGCAGGTAGCTTATACATTTCTGATTTTGGATCTATACCCCATTCTTCTGCAGCCTCTGCAAGTGCAGCTTCGTTCTTACCATAACCAAGATAGTGCCATGATAAACTATTGAGATCGTATCTAAACCTGTTCTCATCGGTCAACGCTGCAGCTATCATCGTGCAGGCTATATCGCCATTTATTTTAAATCCCATTGCCCGCAACCAACATACGTCGTATATTGCATTGTGAAATATTTTAGTTGATGGTGCTTCAAGTATGTCTTTTAACCATGTCAAGACCCTTTGTCTGTCCATGTTCCCGCCACCTTCATGTGCAATTGGAAAGTATCCTTTATAAAATTTTGTAGCAACAGCAATGCCAATAACTTCACCATTACCAATAACAGAACCAGAACCTTTCTTTAAAAGATCTGGATCCTTTGTCTCTAAGTCAATCGCTATCTCATCTACATTACGCAGGTCTGGAAACTCTGTAGGTTTTACCCATTCTGTTTGTGCCTCAAACTTAGGAATTTTCACTGTAATCCCTCTCAATAATCATTTCTAAAAAATGTATGGCTTTCAATATATCTTCCTTCCCATTCTTGTCGCGATGACGAATAATATACTTTATAGCACAACCTTCAGGATATAGCAATTCATTCTCTACTACAAACTTACTTGGCTGTATTTTATATTTTTGATAGTGTGATCCTCCGTGTTGTTTATCCCAAACTTTCGATGTCATAACCTTGATCCTCCTTTTTTGCTGCCATGATATATAAATTTTGTTTTGTACGAGTCACACCTACATACCATACTCTGTGTTCTTCATCCTGTTTGTCAGGACTTTTATCTAGTGCATCTCGTATTGTTTTTGTGTTATCTAATATTAATAATACATTATCTGCCTCACCACCTTTTGCAGAATGTATTGTAGATAATTTTACTCTTGGGGTCTTTCTTAATTCTTCTTTGTTACTTAACATTTCTCTTATGTATAAACATTCTTCATAATCAGAGGTAAACTCATCATACCATGGTATGTTTTTATCATAACCAAATTCTTCAAGATTATACATTTTTTCTTCTGTTAATTCTTCATCAGTATTAGTGTACTCAAATATATCTTTGACTTCAGATAAAGATAATTCATCACCTTTCTGCCATCGTATGTAGTTTAGAATAGTTCTAAACAATGTTACCTTATAACTTTTACGATCTTTAAATTCAAAATATATGCCACGTTCTTTTAGTGTAGGTTTAAGTCTATTTAATTTATCATTGTATCTTGCCAACACTAGCCATGTTCCCTGGTCCAGTGGTGCATCTGCCGTATCATAAATATAATTTACAGTTCCTTGTTCCTCTCGTGCTTTCCAATTCTTTTTTACTCTTCTATCATCTGGAATTAAATTTAATATCTTATCTGCGAGGTGTTGAACACTTTGTGGAACCCTGTAAGATTGTGGCAAAATTATGTCTTTTTTTGAAATTTCTTGCTGAAATTTTTTTACATCTGCGCCTGCCCAACCATAAATTGCTTGATCATCATCACCTGCTAGTATAACATATTTGCTATTTTCCTTGATAATATTGAACATTTTCCACTGTATTGGAGATAAATCTTGTGCTTCATCAATAAATGCTACGTCAAATTTTGGACACAATTTGGACACAATAAATTTTTCTATCATGTCTGTAAAATCTACCAGTTGAAATGATTCCTTATAATTTTGTACCTCATCACAAATAATTTTTAATAATCTTTTGTCCATGTCTTGCGAGTACATGTCAGTATTATATTCTTGTTCAATCGTAATGTTTTTTATTCTGGCTGCATTTATTAAATTAAAGTATTCGCTGTCAGAGTTTATAAATCCTGTAGATTCTTCACCATTAGAATACACTGTAACTTCTATACCTAGTTTTCTACCAATATCTTCGTAATGTTCGTCCTGCATAACTTGTGCTTTTTTCATGCCAAGTTGATTAAAAGCAAGTGAATGTAGTGTCCTAAAATATTTAAGATCTTTTCTTTCAAAAGTTGTGTGGTACTCTAACATTCTATCGATAGCCTCGTTTGCAGCTTTGGTTGTAAATGCAAAGTATCCTATTTTATCTATAGGTGTGCCTAGTTTTAAAAATGTTTTAACATACTTTAATAGTTTAGTTGTTTTCCCTGTTCCCGGAGGCCCGAATAATTTTCTACTAATCATATTATGTCCGTCTTATGTTTTGTTTTAGTGTGATGTATAGGTACTTCTTCAAATGTTTTTACATTTATTTGTATAATATTTTTTGTTGATGAATGATACTTACCAGACTCTTTTGATGGAAACCTTTTCTGTTCTAAAAATTCTATCTCACACTCTTGGTACAATACCTGCATCATACGACCAGTTTTATCTTCACTATACTTCCAATTTTTTGCTTTTAGTTTGTCATAAAATTTATCAAATTTAAAAAATGCATAATCATCTTCTATTAATACAGATCCAGTTTTAAATGCAGCATCACTTGTTGCTTTTGGTCCATTTATTTTTGCATGTATGACATCATGTAGTTTTTCTTTTGGTGATGTACCTACTGGTGGCTGTACAACTTTTTGTGTTTGATATAGCGTATCCATAATAGCTTGCTCTTCATCATTCTTAATTAGTGGTGGTAAAAATCCTGCAGCTTTTGATATTGAGTTACGTCTCTTACGTTGATCATTTAAATGTTCTACATTTTTACAATGCACTGTAGCTGTACCAATGCCATCTGGTTTTGTTACATCAAATTCGTATTCTGGTTCTGGATCTAGGTCTATCTTTTTTAAATTTGTTAGCACAGGATAAGAACCTTTTGATCCTGCCAACACTCCAAACTTTTTCTTAACACATATACCTTTTTTACAATTCTCACTCAGTGGACTTTGTGTGCAAGTATAACCTTTAGAACTTCTGTTCCATGATTTTACTTTTTGATTTAAAAATTTTTGATCCCACGCATTTGCATGCACACCTGCAAAATATTTTACTGGTGCATTCATAACTTTCTGTTGCCAATTGTCAGGATATTTCATCTTAACCATGACATGGTAATTGTACATAAATCTATCTTTGCCATCAAAGTTTTCGTTCTTAGATAATTTAGATATTGCTGCTAGACATGGTGGACCATCTAAAAATTCTTCATCAACACCATCCATACTTTTATGCTCAATCTCTTCTGTAATTTCTTTCAATCTTTCTTTTGTAACCAGGTTTGCACTTATCACTTTCATAAACTGGTCTAGTGTAAATGGTGTACCATCTACATTTAAAGCTTTACGCTCTTCTCCAAAATATGGTAGGTTTATAAATTGACCTGGTCGTAGTTGACCTGTCTCACTATCTTTTGTTAGCTGTGTTTGCTTTGGAAATATTTCTGTATCTTGTTTAAGTCCAAACAAAGATAATAAATTTGTAAGAAATGATTTTACAGTTTTAGAATCTGTAAACGCATCCATAAATAAAAATAAATGTAGCCCACCACTTTTAGACTCTACTGGTAGTAGCGGTAATTCGTATTGTTGTATGATGTCTATGTAATCTTTTTTGTTAAAGTCTTCGTAATCTTTTGGGTCGATGTCTATGACCCCAAACTTAACCAATGCATTCTCTGTGCATGGTTGTATTCCTATTGATAGTTTACCTTCGATGTGTTGCTTATATATTTCATCAGTAAGTTCTTCAAAGTTCCATCTATACACAGGTTTCTTTTTACCTGTTGTAGAGTCTATGTAAGAGTCCTGGTGATTAAAGTCAGCTACACCATAAGCATTTCTATACCCGTTAAAAAATTCTATGTATCGTTCCATAACTGTCGATGTGGGCCATTCAGTCTCCCTCCTGACCCACACTGTGCACTCATTCTCTTAGAGAATTAGATAATGCTACTTTGGTCCTTTGGTTTATCTTCGCCATGTTTAGCTTTAACACTTCCTTTAGAAATGTTTTCACTAAAACTTCTAGCTTGATCGTAAAGACCTTTATCAGTTACTGGGCCAACTTTACTAACTTCCCAACCAAACCAAGTGCCTTTATCATTTTGCATTTGGGTTGTTTTTAGTTTGTAAATATGGCTGAAAGATGC